TTCTATTATGTTTATTTAAAAATGTACTTTTTTCTTCACATATTTCATCTAATAAACACCAAAAATCATCGCTTTCAATTTGATTTAGTATAATTTCACCCCAATCTTCCATGTGTATGAAAAATAAATGTGTTTAATATTATTTATATAAAAAATTGAAATACATTTTTAAAAATTACGTTTACAAAATGTCGTTTTCATTTGATACTTCTCGTATTCCTGGCGCTCGATATGCTGCGTTTGACATGTTTCACCGAGCAAAAATGTTCAAGAAACATCCAGATGATGTTTATTTTGACGGAATACTTTTTCACACAAAATCGTTTGAAGAAAAGGATAACCTTATCATCATACATTTAGCTCCTGAATACGAAAAAAACATTGATTTTTATGAAAAGTATGGTCTATGTCTTTGTATTACCAGTTTTAACGAAAAACCAGTTTGTATAAAACGTTTATAACTTTTCAAAATAATATGTTAAATAAGTTGTTATAGCAAACAATACTCCTCCCCACAATGTATCGATCATCATGGTTTGAATACGCCATTTTTTAAGTAATGCATAACTAGTAGATTCATATACGCCATATACAACTAATCCCAGCACAAATGCGTCTTTTACAGAACGACCTTGGTTGATAATAAAATAATTTAATCCTGCTATTAAAAATAGATAAGATAAAAATACACCTAGTAAATTTACTTGTAAAGCGCTTCCCTGAACATCCATAATTTGTTGTTTAAACATGGATGAAATTGTATATATAAATAGACTATCTAACACTAATAATACTATAAAACTTATTATTAGTTTATTCATAAAATATAACTATATTTAATCAAAGGTCAATGATATTTCAATCAATTCTTTTTTAATACTTTTAGATGCTGAAATAGACAACTCTTCTCGTTTTTTCCTACACTTTTCTGTTTTAGGTTTAGCTGCGCTATTTCTTAAATTCATATCTGTTTCTATATCATCATAATGTTCTTCAATGTAATCAATAATTTCATTTTCAATGATCCATTTAAAAAAATTTAATTGTCCTATTGTAGTTTGAATAAATTTAGATTTGTAGGGAACAATGATCTTATCCCACCTACAAAATGGATCAAATCTTTTTTTAGAATAAGCTTTTAATTTTAATTTATAATCATCATATATCTTTAATCGTTTTCCATTTTTTAAATTTTTAATAGTGTATTGTTTTTTTGAATAATTAGTTACAAACCAATCAATAATTCGTAATGAAATTTCCGATTCACCATTTAAAATAGATAAAATTTTATCTAATTGTAAAAAATCATTATCCGAATAATATTTAGTTAAATTTGTTAATAATAAATCATTTTGTTTATCATACGTTGTCATATGAATCGTTTATACTATTCTTTTATATCTTAATACAAATTTATATTATTTGTGTTAGTTCACAAAATGGTGTATATAATTCATAGGTATTACCTATTTTTTTATATTCATGTGTGTGAATATTGTTCAAAATATGATTTAATTCATCAGCCTTTATTTTTTTAGATATAAGCTCATCACGTTCCATGTATAATTTTTTTAATTTTTCCATTTTTAAATTATCCTTTTCATAATAGTTTTGATTTATCTCATCATAATTTTTTTTGTATTGTAAATAATCTGTTCTTAATTCTAAAATATCTTTATCAGATGTATATTTAAATAAAATGTCGTATTTTTTTTGAATAACTTTATGGACTGAATCAGTATAGTTTTGATAATTTGTTTCATATAAAGTATCATGAGTATAATAAGTATCTGTTGGAATTTTTACATTACTTTTACAATTGGGTGTATTACATGTTATCATTAAGAATCGATTTTTTTCAGTAAAAATTAATTGATTTTTTTTACATATAGGACACAATTTACTCTTTTTATTTTTTAAAAAGTAATATTTTTTAATAGGTGATTCTATTTCTATTGGTTTTAATTTTTCTACATTCATATATTTTAATATATATTTTTTTAATATATTAAATTATATGAGTGATAGTGATGATGATGAAGATGAATGGGTTCAAGGAATAATTGCAGCACAAGCTGCCCAAGCAGCTCAAGCACAAGAAGCAAGATCTCAACCATCTCAAGAAAGAGGTCCTGCAGCTCAAGAAGCACAATCTCAAGAAAGAGGTCCTGCGGCACAAGCATCTCGACCTACAACGGGTAAAAAACAATCTAAACGTTCAGAATTATTACATGAAATGTTTAACATAGGCGTTTATTTAAATGCGCATGGTTCTTTAGATATAGATGAATGGACAGAAGTAATACCTTTACCGGAACCAATAAAAGTAATGTCTGTATTAACTACTGAATTAAATATATGTGCAGTTAAAATTGATGAAGCTTCTCTTATTAGAGGTGTACAACAAGTTTATACGCCGTCTTATGAACTAGGAGGAGCTTCTACAAATCATAGTTTTGCAACCGAGTTAATATCATTTATAAAAGCGTCTGTACCACGTGACCACCTTTTATTCGAAAAATACATAACGTCATCTCCTATATTTGCAACAGAACCATCATTGTTTAGAAACCGATCATGGCATTTTGACCCCGCCAAAGAAACAGAATATATTATTATTTTTTGGGTAAATGAAAAAGAAGAGTTACAAATAGAAAAAATAAATTTACGGCATATAGATCATAAAGTAGTAATCTATGAAGATGGAACTAGAATGATATCGTTAAATAAAAAAGCGTTATTAACTTATGTAATTGGATTTTGTAAAAAAAAAGGTATACCACCTAATATATTATTTATGGATGGATCATGTAATAAAAGAGTATCTAAAAGTGGTAAAAGTCAAGGTGTAGAATATCGAAAATTTCAACGTGAAATAACAGAATCTGGAACATTGGGTGGATATAAACGTAAAACAAAAAAAAAAAATAAAAAATAATAATATGAATCTAGGGCATTATGATAAAAATTGAATTTTTTTATTTATTATTTAATAAATAAAGAAATGGATGATATAATAAGTCTCTCCAATATTTGTAAAAAAAATGATGAAGAACCAGATAATTGGTGGTTTTGCTCAAAATGTCACAGAAAAATTATAGATGGTGAATATCATAAAAAATATTGTAATTCAAAAAAAGAAAAACATAAACATAAATTGACAAAAGACTATACTAAACAATTTGTAAAAGATGGACGTTGTTTTCGGTGTGGAAAAAAAGACCATTATATTTTAGATTGTACGTATCCTTTTTAAAAAAATATAATAATATGAAACTTCCAATTCGATATGTACCCATAGGGGTAGAATACAGAAGATTTCAACGTGAAATAACAGAATCTGGAACATTTAGTGGAAAAAGAAAAACAAGAAAACAATATAAATTATCTAAAAAGCGTTTTAAAATACTTTAAATCATATTTATAACATGTAATATGGGAAACTATATACCCAATCAAATTAGTTATGAAGATTTACAATTTGCACAATCAACCTATTTAATTATAAGTACTTTACCAAGTACAAGACAACAACTTCTTATCGCAAATACAATACCATGCGATATAGAAATTAAGGCAGTAGAAGATGCTATTTTACATAAAAAAATTATTATCGTATATGGGTTAAATTGTAATGACAAAACTATTTATAAAAAATATGATCAAATTAAAAAATTAGGAGGAAAGGTATTTTTATATACAGGCGGACTATTTGAATGGATGTTACTACAGGATATTTATGGAAATACTCATTTTAAAACAACAAGTAAATCTAGCGATTTGTTACAATTTAAACCAGATAATGTATTAAATACAAAATATCTAACCTATTAATAATATGCCTGGAGGATTGTTAAATTTAACATCTGGTGGATCACAAAATGCAATTATGTATGGTAATCCACAAAAAACATATTGGACAAGTACTTACAAACAAATTACTAATTTTGGATTACAAAATTTTGCATTGAATTATGAAGGGTTGCGTCATTTACAATTGACAACGGACACAACATATACATTTAAAGTAAAACGATATGCCGATTTATTGATGAACACACATTTAGTGATTAATATTCCTGATATTTATAGTCCTATATTAACAGATTTCCAGACAGGAGGAAATGGAAATCAGCCATATGAGTTTAAATGGATTAAAAATTTGGGGGCAATGATGATACGATCCATTAAATTTACAATTGGAGGAAGTTTAATTCAATATATGACAGGACATGATATTATTGCAATGGCCAATCGTGATTTATCTGGACCTACCAAAGATAAATGGAATGATATGGTTGGAAATATACCCGACATGTATGATCCCGCAAGTGTTCATGGGCTATTTTATCCAAATGCTCAATACATAGATCCTCCCAATTTGCCGCCTTATCCGCCAGGATCTGAACCTTCTATACGCGGGCGTCAATTACGAATTCCAATTCCTATTTGGTGGGGATTAACGTCTCAACAAGCATTTCCATTGGTTAGTCTTCAATACAATGAACTTCAAATTGAAATTATACTTCGTCCAATTTGTGAACTATTTCAAATACGTAATGTTACCAATGAAAATATTAGTGATGTTACTAATTCAAACGTATATAATTATGATTATGTCATTGCACCCAACATGACCATTCCAGAACATCAGTTTTATCATTTTTTATATTCACCACCGGAAGATCCTTCAACTATATCTAATGTAAATACATGGAACGAAAATGTTCATTTATCATGTACCTATTGCTTTTTGTCAGAAGATGAATCGCGAGTATTTGCTATGCAACAACAATCTTATTTAATTCGTGAACTACATGATACATGGTTTTATAATGTTTCTATCAATGATAAAATATGGTTACAAAATTCTACTGGACTTGTTTTAAATTGGATGTTTTTATTTCAACGTTCTGATGTAAATGTTCGTAATGAATGGAGTAATTTTACAAATTGGCCATATGATTATTTACCAGTTGATATTACATCAAGTGATCTTACAGGTCCTGGTACATCAAGTAATATTTTATATGTTACTGGAAATTATCATCCAGAAAATCAAAAAGATATTTTACTTCAATTAGGTATTACATTGGATGGAACTATGCGTGAAGAAATTCGTCCAGCATCTGTTTATAAATATGAACAACAATATTTATCTAGTCGTGGAGGAGGCTTTATTTCATTGCCAGGAATGTATTGTTACAATTTTTGTTTAAGTACGGACCCTTTTAATCTTCAACCCTCAGGTGCGATGAATTTAAGTAAATATTCTAAAATAGAAGTTGAATTTATTACTACTACACCATTATTAAATCCATTGGCAGATTATAAAGTTATTTGTGACCCATTTAATGGTCCTATTGGCATTAGCAAAGGAAATATGTACGTATATGCGTTTGATTTAGTAGTCATTGAAGAAAGATACAACGTTGTTAAATTTATGGGAGGAAATGCGGGATTAATGAATGCCCGATAAAAACTTAAATAAAATATATAATATTTAATATATGAATTTTTTATTTTTTTACCAGCATGTATCCATTGTAAATTTTACAAATCACATTTACAAGGACGTAAATATGATTTCATTATAAAAATGTTTTAAAATTTTCTGGATTTACGTTTAGTTTTTTTTTGTTTAGTTTTTTTTTGTTTAGTTTTTCGTTTACCACCACGAGCAAGATCGCGTTGTCGAACATCTATTAAAATACCCTGATCTTCCACATTACTATTTATATTTGATGTTTCAAATACGTTGAAATATGAAGTATATGTATTAAATATACGCCCATTATCTAATATAGTACCATCAGGATTATAAGTACGTCCAAGCCTTATACCAAAAGCACGAGGATTAGGAAAGCCGTTTATTGCTACTCCCGTCGTTTCAATAGTTCCTACATGTAATTCATCTCCACCTGCAATTAAAACTTCTTTTCCTATATGTTGTGGACTTGGGTGAATTTGATCGTATCTAGTTGAAAAATAATGTTCTGTAGGTAGTGCCATATTATACAACAACATTTTATTTTTAAAATTCTTAAATTATATGAACATACAAATAAGTTTATTTATCATCTTATTAATATAATCATAGTATATGAATTTTTTATTTTTTTTTATACCAGCATGTATCCATTGTAAATTTTACAAACCACATTTACAAGGACGTAAATATGATGACTTGGCAAAATGTACAAAATTAAATACAACGATCTATGCTGAAATGGTTAGAATCAATGATAAACAATGTGGTATTAGCGGAAAATGGTTTGAACAAAAATTATAAAGATGTAAACGTTTCATTTACACCACCACGTTTTGTAGGCGTAATTTTAAGCATGGGCAATGTTACTACGGGTGAAAGTTGATTTATACGTTCTTGATATACACTTTCTACATGTGATTCTAATTTATTTTTTAATTTCATAGGCAATTCAAACAATGAAGGCCCTATTGATTTTTTACAACCAACAACTTCACACCTTGTTGTATCATGTTGTCGTATTGCTTTACATGAATAGGGTATACTTCGTAATAATGGTTCAAATGAAGGAATAAAATATCTTCCAGTTACTTTAACAAAATGAGAACAATTTTTTAAAAATATAGAATGCTTTAATGCATACAAAATAGAAAATGCTTCGTGTACACCTTTGCTTCCTTTTTGTCCTTTGCCATACTTATAATCTTTTGAATCAAACGCAATAATTTCTAAATTGGGGGATTTTATTTCAGGAAATGTATATCCAGAATTTTCAACAACTACAATTGGTAAAGATGTGTAGGTTAACCATTTTTCAATACTTTTTAAATAAGTATCAACTCTTTCTTGTTTATTTTTTTGATATAATAATGGTATTTTATTGTTTATATGTACTGTAGTAGTTAGTAAAATACATGGTTTTATTCTATTTTTTTTAGTTTTCATACAATATGTACATAAAAAATTAAACATTAGTTGCAAGTAAATCAGCTTCACGATTTCCATTTGAATGTTCATCACATTTAAGTGTGTGCGCATTTACATGAACCAATTTTATATTTGGGTGACTAGAAAGAAGTGTGTACCCTTCTTTGACTAAATCTACATTGGGAATGGATGAATTCCATTTCTTTTTTTTACATTTTTCACCATATGTGGTACAACATAAAATAGCATATTGAGAATCTGTATAAATACCCACCTTTTTATCATCTAGCATTTTGATACATTCAATAATGGCCGTTAATTCGGCAATGTTATTGGTAACATGCCCCGTTAATTTTTTACTAACATTTCGAGGATCATGTGGACCAAAATAAATACCATATCCACCTGTAGATTCAGTAGATCCATTGTTTTTACATGATCCGTCCGTATACACACAATAATCAAAGATTTCATCTGTGCCAAATGGTCCAAATTTATTAAAATGTTGTGCTTCTGCTAATGTAGCAAATTTTTTATATTTGGGTGTCTTGTGAATTTCCTTTTTACATGCGTCCCACGTGTCAAACACGCCATTTTCAATATGTCCTACATACGTGGCATAAAATGGCATGTTTTATAACATAAATTAGGTTTATATTGAAAATACTCATACATAAAAAGAATAGGAATAACATTCCGACACCTTGTCCTAGATTTGATCATAAATTAAATTTACAATTTTTTTAAACGTCTTGTAAATTTACGCTTTTTGACACGTTTTGTTCCACCTTTTTTAAACCATTTAGGGTCTGCGGGCGTTGAAGGATTTGTTTTTTTAACTTCAGATGCCATGGCGCGCGCATCTCTTGGTGTATCTGCTTCAAATACACCACATGCTAAATTAACAATACAAATTGTAACATATCCTCTATCTGTTAAATCTTCTATTACTTGACTTAATAACATACGAGATCGTCTTCCTGGAAGTATTTTGTCATTCGTTTTTAATGGACCTTTAGTTGAACCTAATATAGTTATATCTTCCCAACTTGGATCGGGAAACAATTCCATATCAGGAAGACTTGTAGGGTTTGATACCAATCCCCATCCAGAACTTCTAAAAAAATTTCTACTATCTTCATCCGTATCTTTTTTAACTAGACCATGTTTAACTCTTACTTGTTTTAATGCAAATCCGTGTATTTGAATGTATTCTTCTAAAGATATAGGTGGTTGAGTTTCTATATATTCATCGTATATTTCTTGCATTTCTTTTGTAGAATTTTTACTTACCATATGAACAGCATTTACGGCAGACGCATTTAATAATTTTATACTTACACCATCCTTTACATCAAAGGTGGAACCCGTATATTTACCATGTGTATGAATACATATTGTAATTTCGGGAAGTTCTAACGTAGATGAAGCCGTTCCCATATATTAAATGAATTATTTTTTTGATTTACGATTCTTTCGTGTTTTATCACGTTTAACATAACCAAATTTACCTTTTTGGGTAAAATAACCATGTTTTTCAAGACGTTTTTCCTTTTTGGCAGACACGTGTTTAGATTTAGACACCCATTCCCCGTGTTTATTTTGTATAAGACAACTACGCGTTAATTGTCCACTTGTTTTATACGCAGTTCCATGTCCTACTTGTTGACGACTACCAATTAATATTTTGAACGATTTTCCTTTAACGTTGTACATTCCGTTTTCTCCCTTTAAAATTCTGCCCATACAATAAATATTATAAAATTTTTTCCTAAAACATTATAATATTGGTTATATATATATGGCTTATGTACCACCACCACCATTAACGTATACAGAAGCTCTTTCAAAATCTCTTTCTTACCAACAAAAAATGGATTTAACATCTGCTGCCGTATTTAAAGATAAATCTAAACCTATAGATAGATCTTATGTTACAACCATGGATGATGAATTAAGTAAAATAGAAGATACAGATGGATTAACAAAATTAAGTAGCCTTGTACGTAAAATAAATGCTAGACTAGTAGAAGTAGAAAAAAAAGTGGATTTAGATCAACCTATTCCTCCACCTTTGACTCGTGCTATGAGTATTCAATCAAACCATATTACTACCAATCAAACAGATGAAGGGACATGTTTTGCGCACGCTCAAGCACGACTTTATTTACGTAATATATTTAATTATGTAAAATATTTAAATATTGATGAAAGAGCAACAACTCTTTTTACAAGAACGGATGAACAAGGTAAAGAAAAAACAACCAATTGTTTACTTTATTTAAATACAGCTGATACCTCTGGAATGATACCACGATTAAGAGAAATCAATGAGCATTTGTGTACACCTAATTTTGTTGTATTTATTTATTTATTTTGGAGTTTATATTTAATTTTTGTAGGAGATCGTAGCATTCAAAGAAAACCATTGCATGATATATTAGAAAGAATTCCCGAATCATTTAAAAAATTAAATATTGATTTACAAAGTCCAAAATATAAAATGTTTTTAAAATATTACGATGAAGTTGTTGCTACTATAAATAGAAATAATTTAAAATTTTGTAGAGTTGACTTTTTTTTACCAATGGTTATGTATCCAAAATTTGCAACAACGGGTGAATTTAAAGCAGTAGAATTGTTAATTAACACATTTAAAAAAATATTAGATAAGGGATTGTATTTAAGTGTTTCTATGGGTAGTATAGAACAACATCTTGCCCATCAAGAAAGACATATGCATGCTGTTATTATCATTGGTCATGATGGACAACATTTTTTGTTTAAAAATTCATGGGGACCATCTGAACTGGACAAAATAAAGTATTATGATATTTTTAACTATTTTAAAATAAATCAATATCCAGATGATTGGAAAATTACTATTATATCTACCATCATGCCAACAACAAAAACAACTACAGAAATTTATGAAGTCATGCCAATTGAACAACAAATCAATCAATTTAATCAAGATTTTTTTCCAGAAAAGGGTGGTACACGTAAATCTAAAAAAAGAAATAAGAAGTCCAAACGTATTTTAAAAAAATAAGATATAACATGGATTTTGTTTCACGATTTGCATTAACCATATTAATTTCTATGTTAGTTATTATTTTTATATCTAGTACCATGACCTTTATGGATGTAGACCCTGTTTTTTATAATCCATTTATTTATTTTATTATCATGTTACTTATTTTTCATCTTATACTTTCGCCGAGTCCGCCGTTTTCGTTTTTGGCGCCTGCTACCACCACATGAACCTGCTGCTTTTCCTACACAACCATTGTATTTATTGTTTTGATCCATTTTTAATTGTTGTGATGCCATGTTTTGAATGGATGTATTAGTAGTAGTAGATGTTCTAAATTGTGGAACAGTAGAACCTCCGCCACTTTTAGCAAGATTATTTTGAGCATTACGTGTAATATTCATTTGTTTTACTTGATCTGTGGTTGTAGTAGCTGGCACATTTGCAGTAAATGTTCTCATATATACATATTAGATTATTTTATGTTTTTTTACCACCATGGTATTCTTTGGCATGCCCCTGATCAATCATCCATTGATTAATATGTAGTTGGTCTAAATATACATCAGCAAGAACGCGACCATATTTTTCAGTATCAATGTTTTTTAACGTTACCATTTTGTTCATTACTAAATTAGATAAAGCATCTTTTGCCAAACATGCTTTATCTTTATCAGGTCCATGAAGTTCCGGTGTATCAATTCCATTCAATCGAATAGAAAATCGATAAGCAACATCCCATAAAATAACACCAATAGTAATGGTATCTCCATCATAAACCTTAATGACCCTTCCTTCTTTGATAGGAGGTTTAAATGGCGTTGTGTTTGCCAATGTAAGTGACTCCATGATATAATTGTTATAGTTATATAATCAAATCAATTTTACCATCCTTTTGAATTAGCATAATTCAAATCTCTAGAGTCTAAAATTTTATTTGATCCATGTGTTACATAGGACCTAGTTGCATCATTATTTGGTCCTAAATTTTCTTTAAATAAAAATATTTTTTCATTGGATGAAATACACAAATCAACAGAATGATTATAATCCCATCCACGTGATGTATCTAATCGTTTAACAATTAATGTATTATTCTTTATTTTAAACTCAAAATTATCTTGACACGGATGCGGTTTTATTTGTATAGTATACTTAATATCGTTTGGAAAATAATGTAATAATATATATTTAATAGGTTTACTACTTTTACCAATTATAATTGGTAATTTAATTTTATTTATACTATATGTTTTATCGCTAATAAGATTTTCATTTAAATTGTATTTTAAAATATTATACATGTCATAAGTAGGACCATTAGAATATTTATATGGATGATTCAACAAAAACGATAATAAAAAAATAAATAAAAGTGGGTTTTTAGGATTAGAAAAATTTACTATAAATGCTTGAAAAATAGTTTGGGTATGTTCAGTTACACATGAATAAAAAGTAATATTTTTATCTAATTTGTCTATGTTTATATAAGGAACTAAATCAACATCTGCATATACACCACTATTTATATATAGTTTACATAATCTCCATAAATCTGCCTTGTACATTCCTATAGGTATAGTAGTGAATAATTTTGCAACATATTCATTAAAGTTTTTTTTTAAAAACATGAAACAATCTTTATCCAAAGAAAAATCAATTTTGTATGTTGGATTCAATAATTGCCATCTTCTAATTACAAAAGGGGGTATAGGTTTTTTATATGTCATATAAATCGTATTCATAAATAATATAATATAATTATATTTTTTTAACAATCAATTGTTTTGTAAATAAAAATTTATTTACTGATCTATTTCTACGTTTTAAATTACAGCTTAAACAACTAATTAATACATTATTTGTATTGTGTCCCATTGTATTATCAATACGATCTAATGTCCATTGTAATGGTTCACGTTTAGTATATTCCATTTTTACATTTAATTTACAATAGTAACACGTATAATTACATTCTAATAATTTATTTTGTACATCTTCTAATTTTATAAAATAGTAATCGCTAAAAATATTAAATTTTTCGTCTTGAGATTTATATCCTCTTAATTTTTTAAGAATAAGCTTATCCATTCTTAAAAAATAGATTTTAATTTGTAATTTTATTCTAAAGAAGGAAGAATTTTTTTAATATAATGAATAAAGTTTAAAAAGAATAAAACAATATAAATTTCAAGTTTATGTAAAAAATCATTCATAATTTTAACTAATAAAAGAGTATTAAAGATTTAAACGATTATGTATTTATATGAATGTTCTTACATTGAAAACTGTTCAAATATCTCCATTCCGTACATTAATGACGGCCCTCAAGGATATTTTACTTGAGTCTAATATTACCTTTCAACCTGATGGAATGCGAATTATTAACATGGATAAATCCCATACTATTTTAGTTCATTTGTTTTTAAAGGCGGAAAATTTTGAAATGTATGAATGTAAAAAAGAAAAAATTATTATTGGTGTTAACATGTTTCATTTATTTAAATTAATCAATACTATTGATAATGATGATACATTAACCATGTATATTGAAAATGATGATTATAATGATGGAGTAGTTAATAATTTATGTTTACGATTTGAAAATGGCGACATTAAACAATGTAAAATACAAAAGTTGCGTTTAATTGAACCTGATGCGGAAGAATTAGAAGTCCCCGTAGTTTCTTTTTCATCTATTATAAATTTGCCGGCATCTGATTTTCAAAAAATTGTCCGAGATTTATCTTCCATCTCGGATAAGATTGAAATTAAATCAGTTGCTAATGAATTAATATTCAAGTGTAAAGGACCATTTGCCGTAGCTGAAGTGCGCAGAACTGAATCTAATGGAAGTATGGAATTTCAAAAAAATTCAAAAAAAATTATACAGGGAAATTTTAGTTTAAAAAATTTAGGTTATTTTATAAAATGTACCAATTTGTGTAACCAAATTGAAATGTTTTTAGAGAATGATTTACCATTAGTGGTAAAGTATTCTGTAGCATCTTTGGGAGACATAAAATTGTGTTTAGCACCATTGCCAGATAATTAACGTCTCTTTTTTCGCGATTGTTTGCGCCGCGATTTTTTACCACCAAGTGAAGGAGGGCTTAACATATTATCAGTTTGTGGTTGTACCATGGAGGCAGTGGTTTGATCCTCTTTTTTTTTAAATAAGTCTGTAATAGATTCAAACATCCCGCCTCTGCGGCTAGTTACCGACATACCACCACCTCTGCGGCTAGTTACCGACATACCACCACCTCTGCGGCTAGTTACAGACATACCACCGCCTTTGCGGCTAGTTACAGACATACCTCCACTACGAATTCTACGAGATTTCATATATTATATCTAAAGAAAATTAATTTTCCTTAAATATACATCCGTCCGATTTAAGAATAGATACAATAGACGGATCTTTAAATTTACACGAACGCATCCATAATTTTAAAATACAGAACTTTTTTTTAGGCGAAATAGATATACCATTAATAGATTTATTAAATTCTATATTAGAGGTTAACGTATTTCCAGAAATGCTATACGACATATTTTTCCATACATCTGTTATTTTTTGTGTTACCTTGTACGAAAAACATCCACCTGATTTATTTTGAGGATCTTCCCATAATGGTGTAATGTCGGATCGCATTAAAAATAACATACATTCAGAAACAATTTTATCTTGTAATCCATGTATAAGAGCAATAAGTTCTTCTACATGTGTAAAGGTCATTATTTTTACATAGCCTGCTAGTGTCCAATCTGAATTATGAGGCAAATGTGCCCATAATGTCCATGAATCTGATAATGAATGCATTTATATTACTAAATACTTTTTATTTTATATTGTAATTTACAATATTATTAAAGATAAAATCTTATGTATATTATGTCGGAAACGTACACCATGTTCCCCATTCAGGATATGGATGCGTGGACAATGTACAAAAAGGAAGTAGAATGTTTTTGGAGAGTAGAAGAGGTTGATTTGTCTAAAGATATGCAACATTGGAATCAATTAACGGAGAATGAACAATTTTTTATTTCTATGATACTTGCTTTTTTTGCATCCAGTGATGGAATTGTTCTTGAAAATCTTGCTCTCCGTTTTATGAAAGATGTACATACTTCAGAAGCACGTGCCTTTTATGGATTTCAAATTGCTATGGAAAACATTCACTCTGAAATGTATAGCTTATTGATTGATAAATATGTAGATCCAATTTTAAAACCTAAATTATTTCACGCAATTGAGGAATTTCCATGTATTCAAAATAAGGCAAAATGGGCTCTTAAATGGATTGAATGTCCTGAATCATTTGCTACACGTTTACTCGCGTTTGCTTGCGTAGAAGGAATCTTTTTTTCAGGTGCATTTTGTAGTATTTATTGGTTAAAAAAGCGCGGATTGATGCCAGGGTTAACCTTTAGCAATGAACTCATCAGCCGTGATGAATCTATGCATACCGATTTTGCCATTCTTATGTACAAGCGCGAATTAAAACTATCAGAATCAGTTGTTCATTCTATTGTATTGGAAGCGGTAGATATTGAAAAAACATTTATTACCGAGTCGCTACCATGTAGATTAATTGGAATGAACGCCGAATCTATGTGTTCATACATTGAATTTGTATCTGACAGATTGCTTGTACAATTGGGGTATACAAAACTTTTTAATACACCTAATCCATTTACATGGATGGAAAGTATTTCTTTAGAAGGAAAAACAAATTTTTTTGAAAAACGTGTTGGTGAATATGCGTTATCTACAAAAACAAAAAATGACGAACAAATGTTTGTTTCAGAATTTTAATATATATTAGTATGTATCCTCCTATTCAACCATACAAATCTTTTTATTTACATGTAGATACACTTTCTATTGGAGAAAAGGTAAATGTACATGTAGAATGTTCTGGAAATCCAAATGGTATTGTAGTTATTTATTTACATGGTGGGCCTGGTGATTGTATAAATTTGAGAATGCATCGTTTATACAATCCTAAAAAATATCATATTGTGTTATTTGATCAACGTGGATGCGGTAAATCAACCCCACGAAATCATACAGAAAAAAACACAACCAAACATTTAATTCAAGATATTGAATGTATACGAAAACACATTCAGTGTGAACGTATGGTAGTTGCTGGTGGAAGTTGGGGAAGTGCTCTTGCTTTAATGTATGCTGAAAAACATCCATCTAGAGTATTAGGATTAATATTGCGGGGCATATATGATTTATCACACGACGACGTTCTTGAACAACTTTATCCTGAACATACAGACCAGTTATATAAATTATTAAACATTCATAATAAACGTAGTGAAAAAAAAGAAATTCAACGCGTGTTAAAAAGTAAAACTAAAAAAAGAAATAAATTAATACAATTGTTATCTAATAATAATGCTGCGCATGTTACAACAAAAAATGTTAAACAAAATTCATTCAAAGATGCTGAAACGCTTGCTGTTATAAGCGAACATTATGAATTTCATCATTATTTTGTACCCAAAAACTTTATTCATAAACATTTATATAAAATTAAACACATTCCTGTGATTATGATTGAAGGTAGGTATGATTTTGTAACACCCATGAAAATGGCATATACTCTTCAAAAAAAATTTACAAATTGTACATTAATGATTGTACCAGCTGGCCATTCACTTGACGAAAAAGAAGTTACCAATGCATTTGTTCAAGCATCAGATAAAATGATTACCCAGATTTAACGCGTAAGTTTACTGACATTACAATTTTAAATATAATGTATATTATGGCAGAAGAATCTGATGTCGATCAATTACTGAGTGATGCTGGAATAGAAATTGATCCAACACCTCTTTTAGAACAATTAAAAGAAATTGTACAAAGTAAAAAAAAAGGTGATACAGAATTAGGTTTTATTGAAAAGGGACGAAAAGGATATTTACAATGTAAATTAGTGTTAAATGGAAGAAAAATTTTTGGCGTAGATAAAACTCTTGGTGGTTATATTTTGAATATTTCTCATGTTGCGTTAGATAAAGCACCCAATGAAGAATCTAAAAACGCTATCCCCCCTGTTATTGAACAATTATTAGCTGAACAACCCGATTTAGATGGTGTTCGTATTGAATCCATTTTATCGGATGAATGGTTAGAAAAAATTAAAAGTATGCCTGGATGGAAAGTAACAAATGATCCTAATTCACCTATACTTATGCGTGGAGGTAAATCACACAAGTCTCGTAAATCACGCAAGTTGCGTAAATCACGCAAGTCTCGTCGCAAAAACAAATAGAATATTCAGACATATGGTGAATAACACAACTGAAAATACTTAAATAATTATTTTTTTATATAGTATGGAATTTATCATTTTAGATGATTTATTTGGTATTCGTTTATGGGGCGAAAATATTTTTCGTAGAGTTATACATCATTTTTCTGGAAATAATTATAATCCCAATAAAAAGCCTCTAGTATTTCATGTTCCTATGATAACGAATGATACATTAGAAGAAATACAGAATCTTTTGTTACCCGAAAAAAAAGCGTTGAATACTACTTATTTTGGTAAATTAGAGGGTCAATATTCTACCAAAAGCACTCTTTATTATCACGATTTTAATACCGAAACACAAACAAAATTAGTTTCTATTGGGGAAAAACTAATACCTCAGTTAGAATCGTTAGTCCCTGATGAATTGACCATGGGAAATAGTGATTTTAAAGCAATGATTTTACGCTACGAAGGTAAAGAAAGTAAATTTGATATGCATTATGATGCGGAGCATTCGGATTGTTATCGGGTGCTTATTTTATATCAGGGAGGAGGTATCATTCCTCCATTTTGTTACATTGACCAAGGGTTACAAAAAATAGATTTAAAAGAAGGAGAAGGTATTTTTTTCAAGGGTTCTCAAACTTATCATGGCGTATTTCCTTCAGGAAATGAAAATACACTTCGTTACATGTTGGGATTTCAATATCAAAAAAAGAATACTCGGGAACAAAAATCATTTTGTAGTGAATTGCGAAGGTCGTCGTTAGGTAAAATTACCTTATTGTTGTTACCATACTTTATGTACTATCAAATGTTGTCTTACATGGCTTATATTACTCCTCCTTTCATGATTTCGTTGGTGATGTTATCTATTGGTTACCAATATTCTGTGTATTTTGGAGCCTATCCTTATTCTATTAAATCCATATCACAAGTTTATTTGTTTATTTTATTATGTACAATGAATCCTCTTCTTTCTTTTCATATACTATCTTATTTTTTATTTACAGAATTGTTTGTTTCAAAACATAATCCAAGTACATACATTTAACTTCATGTTTATTTGGATTCAAAAATATCATTCACAAAACCTCAAAATATACACATTACCATTGTACATTATAATGTTTATGAAAAGGGTTGCGCTAACTATATTCAATTATAGGAAGTTGTAAATGAACACATGCCTTTCTATAAGAAGTTAATGGAAGACATCCTTGTCCTTCGTTTCCTTCTTGTTTTGTACGAATTGCCAAATAATATTTATACATGTAAGGTGACATTTGTCCAGTTATGTTACATCCAAATAAATGAAAAGATGACGTTAAACTCCATATCGATTTAATTTTATGTAAACGATATTGAGTTAAATAAATACGAAGTGGAATTGTATATTGTTTTACAAAATGTTGTTTCATTTTTACAATTGCTTCAGAATCCCATTTATAAGCGCGCATTGCCACACCATGATAATTATATAAATAATAATTAGAATTTTCTGTAATGGCTTTAAAATAAAGAGGAACATCTTCGTATGTGAATAAATTAAATCTTTGAAGTAATTTAAAGTAGTGAATTTCTGCTCTCCATGAAATAATAACAAGAAACGTTTTGATGTATTGAATGATATCGTCTGGAAGAGAGTCCATTTTAATTATTTTTTTTATTAATAAGTTCAATTTAAAATATATTATACAATTTTAAAATTCAAAGTATAATTTATACAATTATAATGTATCAATATATGAAAAAAATATTCAAAATTATTGGTATTTCAGCAATTATTTATTTTTTTATAAATTTATTTGAAAACTTGTTTTATTATAGTATTGGCCGTCATTCAGATCGTGCCATAAAATTAGAAATACCTACTACATATGACTTTATTAGAATTATAATAGTTACAATCTTTTTTGCATTACTTCAAGGTATTTTAACATTCAAATTTGAATATTAATAATATTTAGTTTTAATTTTAAAATATAAATAGTAAAGCAATATAATGCAATGGTTAAAAAACAAATTATTTACGCATCAATATTATAAAATTACAAACAATGGAGATCAAGTTTCTATGATGGAAAATGTTCAGCATGATTACATTTTACATATTTATAATGATGGACATATAAGATACCATTTTATAAAATCAGGAACATCTTATAAATTAGAATATCCTACCAAAATATTAGGGTTGTCTGTCATGTATGATAATGTTACTTATATATTACCAACTGAATCATTTGTAATTAAAAACAATATTTTTAATTCAACCATACAAAAATGGTTATGTAAACATTATTTGCGCATACCGCCGCAAGACGATGGACAATTTACGATGATTGATCAAAATGCTTGTATACTACAAAAAAAATGTATTGAATTTTAAAATAAACATACTAAATAGTTTAATTGTAGTGAAATCGACCTTTCATTTGATTGGCCAATTCCTTCTTTTTATCAGAAGATACCTCTCGGCATCGATACATTTCAACTTCTGCCGGAATATTAAGGTAAATCATATCTTCATCTTGAAACGGGATTTCAAACAACGCCAAATATTCAAGACGTTTTAAATCGCAAAACCCGCGTCCTCGAATCCGTGAAGTCGAATACAGAATAAGCCTTCGAACATGAGATATATACTTCATGTCCGAATCGTGAATTGGACAATAGGTTAGACGTAATGTATGAAGAAGCGGTAATGTATCTAAACCTTCTAACGTTTTCATGTTCTCTCCTCCAATCACACTTAGCGTAGTTAACTTTTTTAAATTGGACATCCCTCTTGTCGTAAAAAGTCCAAACGTTACAGAAAGTTCTTCGAGATTGGGGAAATAATTACACACCTCATCTGTCAAATATAACTGATATAAATCTAAAACTCGAAGATTGACCAACGTCTCCAGACCATAATTTGTAGTCCAACTTACACTTCGAATACTAAGATATGTTAAGTTGGTGAATTGTCGAAGGTCTTCGTTAGATGGAGCGTTAGAGTGATCTACTGAGAGATGTGTCAACTTTAAAAGTGTCGGCTGTACCTTTAATTTAAACTTGACACATCCCTGCGTATCTAGCGAAGTTAAGTTAGGAATATGCTTGAAGTATGATACATCTAATCCCTGAAACGTTGAACTAAAACTGAGTGTACTCACGTCTTTCATATGAACAAAATCCTCTTCTAGAAATGTACGCGGATTACGAAACGTTACCGAGGTTACATAAGGAAACGATGCCTTCCAATATCGAAGTCGACCAGGAATTGAGTACATTGGTGTATGGTATTCACACATGAATCGTGTTGTCTTGGTCGCACATCGAATTTTGATAACATCACTTGTTCGAAAGTAGGTCACCATCAGACGAAGCACATCTTCAGGAATAAAATTCATTTTTTTTATATTCAAATAGAAAATTATGTTTCAATTTTTAAAAAATATATTTCAATTAAAACATTTTATATTTAATCTTCTACTGCTTCCCGACATTCTAGACATTCGTGGTCTCAGACTGCCCGTCTTGAATCTTCTACTGCTTCCCGAATAACCCGTTCATATTGTGATTCTAGTATACGAAGTTTGTTACGTTCCATTTCTGTAATAACCCATATTTCAAGCTGAATAGTAATTTCCATGTCTGACATTTCACGCCATGTTCGACAAACCATGTTTAAAAATTCTTTAAAATTTTCAGTAAAATTACCAGGTGATTGACGATAAAGACGATTTAGATAAAATGCAAGATTTGTTCCGGCATAGGGAGTATATTCAAGTTCACCGCCGTCACTAAGAATTATAAATTGTGGTGAAAGTTGATTACATATGTGATGCATTCCAAGATCATACATGTAAGTAAATGTAGGATTGACCAAAGCTTTTGCGATATCGGTAAAATCTGGCATTTTTTAAATATAATATATATTTATTTATATTTCAATTTATTTATTATTACAATAGTTTTAACGCATTTTCACATGCTAGTTGCTCACTCTTTTTTTTAATTTTATGTATTCCTTCTCCTAAATGAATAAATGCAATTTTGTGTGTTTTTAAATACTCGTGTATTTTATCAAACGATCCAAATGTAGAATAAGGCAATGCATTTTTGATTGTCATTTTCCATATGGGTTGACCTATACATAAATATACTCCTGTATGATAAGTATCATCATGACTTAATTCTACATATTCAGGTGTTGTTTTAAATTCTTTTTGTAATTTAACTTGTAAAATATTTTTATAATTGTCATCACATAAAATTAATTCTGTCCAATCCACATGTTTTTCAAACACATTTTCTATAAATGTTTGTGCTGTTTGAAAATCATAATCTAAAAAAATAGCACCTAAAAAAGCTTCAAATAAACATCCTAATTTTTTTAAATTGTGTCTTGTTTTTTTATCTTCTGAATGTTTTGATATGATGTACCAAGACGATAATCCCATGTCCAAGGCCAATTTACCAATGGCTTCATTTTTAACAAGGGCAATTTTTTTTTCTGTCATGAACCCTTCATTTTCTTTAAAAAATCTACGATATAAATAATATTTAGTAATTCCTTCTAAAATTCCATCTCCTAAAAATTCAAGACGTTCATTAGATTTAGATTTAAGTGGTATACAATTTGAAGGACATGGTGCTATTTTAATTTTTGTATTTACTGAACGCGTACAATAAGAACTATGTATAAATGAACGTTGGTACAATTCTATTTTTTTAGGAGGTGTAGTTACACCATATGTCGTTAGAATAGTTTGAATTTCATTCAAACTAATCTCTTTATTGATTGGATTATATGGAGTAAAAGTAGGTTCATTATTAATCATTACAATATCGTCTTCATGGAACATACAATATATATAATATTTTATATTTATATTGTTTACTACAATTTTATATAAAATTTGTAACTTTTAAAGTTGTTCATTTACACATTGGATTCCAGTATCTATCATTTTTTTACGATACTCTTCATCCATTAAAAAATTCATCCATATAAATGGGTCAATACAACTATTTGTATTACATCTAAGTACATTACCTAAGGGAAGTTTTGTATTGGTAATAAGAATGTCTACAGATTTTGTAATAATATGCTGAATAAATTCAATTGGAGATTCTAAATCAAACGTTGGTTTATAATCAATTAAAATATATAAAATAGTTTCGGGTACTTCTGAAAGAATGGGACAATGTGCAAGTAATCCACCATCAATATAATATTCATCCTTGTATTTAACGGGTGTAAATAAAATAGGAACAGATGATGACATACACATAGCCTGAATTACATTTAAATCTGGAAAAGTAGTATGATTTAAATCTGTAGATGTAAGAGGTGTAACCGCTGTTGTATAAATGTGTATATCTATATGATTTAATTCATATAATTCTTTCAATGTAATGGAAGTTGAAATATCATAGGCATTAAAAAATGGAATAATTGCGTCTTGAATACGTTCTATAGATACGCATCCCTTTTGAGTCATAAAATGTTCAAGTGTTGGTTTTAACCATTTATTCCATTTCCTAGTAATTACATAATCTATGATTTCTTGAATAGGTATACGTAAAGATAAAAACACAGCTAAAATAGACCCAAAAGAACTGCCATGAATACTTTTAATTGTATCCATAGAAAATATATTTTGCTGTAATGCTTGAAATACCATACCCAATTGAATTAATCCATTAGGACCAGCCGAAGATAAAGAAATATGTTCAATCATTTTGTATAAATGTTGAAAAATCTTTAATATTTACATGTTATGGATATACCAACAAAATTAAATTTAGATGAATTATTTGAATATAATAAGGCGCAAAATTTAAATACGATCAAAACGTATCATACTATATTAGATCGTATTCATACACGAATTAAAATTACCTCTAGGCAAAAAATAGAAAATCAATGTTGTTGGTATGTTGTCCCCGAAGTTTTATTAGGTGTTCAACGATATGATTTATCAGATGCAATTGCTTACATTATTCATCAATTACAAGAAAATGGATTTCAGCTTAAATACACACATCCAAATCTGTTGTTTATATCATGGGCTCATTGGATTCCTGATTATGTACGTGTTGAATATAAAAAAAAGACGGGTATTATGATTGATGGTTTTGGTAAAGAAATAAAAGAAAAAGAATCTGAACCTAGAAAATCTATTTTTAAATCAACATCTAGTTACAAACCATCTGGATTTATTTATTCGGATGACATTATTAAACTTGTTTAAATGGTTGAAATAAATTGCCAATTTAATTCATCGCATATTTTTTTCCAAATTTCATCTTGTTCTATTTTTTTACCACGATCTTTTAACATTGGAAAATAAGGAAGAAATTGATCTTCGCCTAATAATTCACATAATTTATAAATGGTGTAATAATAATTTAAAAAATTTACACGATCATCTGGACAAAATTTTGCATAAGGACGTTGTATTTCCATGAACAAGGAACACAATTTTTCTTCTAAATCAGGACTCATGATAGGTGGCTTAATACCGAGTTTTTCTTTTATAAAAGGTATGTGTTCGTAATACTTATTGTATCCAAATTTTTTTAAGATTTCCTTTGTTTTTTTATTGGTCATGGTTTCAATATCAATTCGTTCTTTTTTAATTTGTAATTTAATATTTTCAATAATATCATTTGGAATTTGGGTTGTTTCCTTGGCTTGAAATTGTGCTAAAATTTCTTTGAAATGGTTTATTCTTTTATAAGCATAAAAACATACTTCTTTAGGAGGTTCTTTATAAGAAGAACGTTCATTTTCTACCAACATTTGAAATTGACACGCACATTCTTTATTATTACATATAACAGCACCTTCATAATCTACTTGAATTAATTCACCATGTTTACATTTTGAACAGATGGATGTGCTGTATACATAATCTTCTGAATTAATTGGAAATTCCCCAATATTTTTTAAATATTGTACTGAATGTTTACTCATTTGTTTAAACCCATTTTCTATTTTATCAATGTTAAAAAAATTATTTACAATAGTTATTCTAGATTTACATTCAGAAATGTCTCTTTTTTCTTCAAAATAAGAAAATATGTGACCACTATTTAGTAAATAATATTTAATTTGATTTTTTTTTATTTCATCAATTTTTTGTTGAACACTATCTTTATTTTGTGATGTTTTTAATTCATTCATTAATTTAGGAATAGTTACATTATTTTCAAATTCAAATTGTTCAGTAATTTTTTTATGTTTTGTATCTAACATTTGTAACGTTTCCGGTTCTATTTTTTTAGAAGAATTGTATTTAAAAGGCATATTATTATATACAAAAAACATTTAAATTTAAACTATGTATATTGTTTCTATTTATTATTATGAAACTAAAGGATAAATTCATTATTAAAGCAATTGAAGATGGATGGTCAGTTATTAAAATTAACAACACATATACATTTACCAAAAAACATTACAATATTAAGGAATATTTTGAACCAAAATATTTATCTCGATTTTTAAAAAAATATAGTTAATTTTAAAATTTTTTTTTCTTTTACCATAATATAACATGGGCGGTGGATTGATGCAATTGGTTGCTTATGGCGCACAGGATGTTTATCTTACTGGTAATCCTCAGATTACCTACTGGAAGGTAACGTATCGGCGGTACACTAACTTTGCTATGGAATCTATTGAACAGACATTTAACGGCCAGGCTGACTTTGGTCGTCGTGTAACTTGCACCATTTCTCGTAACGGCGATCTTGCTTACAACACAATTCTTCAAGTGACTCTTCCTCAGATTGGTCAAGAGCTGGCGTCGGGTGGCCAGGGCCCGGTGTATGCCCGGTGGCTTGATTTCCCCGGCGAGCAGTTGATCTCTCAAGTAGAGGTTGAGATTGGTGGTCAGCGCATTGATCGCCACTATGGCGACTGGATGCACATCTGGAACCAGTTGACCATGTCGGTTGGTCAACAGAACGGCTACTATGCGATGGTTGGCAACACGACCCAGCTTACCTACCTCACCGACCCGGCCTTCTCGGATGTGGATGGCCCGTGCCAGTCGGATGCTCCTCGGCAAATCTGTGCTCCTCGTAATGCTCTTCCTGAAACAACTCTTTATGTGCCTCTTCAGTTCTGGTTCTGCAAGAACCCGGGTCTTGCTCTTCCCCTCATCGCACTTCAATACCACGAGGTGCGCATCAACATTGATCTTCGCCCGATTGATGAGTGTTTGTGGGCGGTTAGCACCCTTACTCCCAGCAGCTCGTCGGTTAAGGTTACCAACGCGTACAACCAGTCGCTCGTGGCCGCCTCGCTGTTCGTTGACTACGTGTTCCTTGATACCGATGAGCGGCGGCGCATGGCCCAGAACCCCCACGAGTACCTGATTGAGCAGCTTCAATTCACGGGCGATGAATCCGTGGGCTCGTCGTCCAACAAGATCAAGCTTAACTTCAACCACCCGGTGAAGGAGCTTATTTGGGTGGTTCAGCCGGATGCCAACGTGGACTACTGCGCTTCGCTTGATGGATCCAGCACCCTGTGCAAGGTGCTTGGTGCTCAGCCGTTCAACTACACGGACAGCATTGATGCCCTTCCTAACGCGATCCACGCGTTTGGCGGTCCTAACTCGGTGGCTGGTCCTGCTGGCGCGAGCGGGTCCAACAACTTTGACTTTATCAATTCGGAAGGCTTGTTCCAGTCGGCGGGTGCCATGGACGGCCCCGCTTCATCGGATATGTCGGCCAACTTAATGTGGTACAACTCGTCCATTTTGTATGGCGGGACCACTGGCGCCACAGCGTCCAACATGTACACGTCTCCCAACTTTAATACCACGGGCCAGACGGCAGACACTAACATGTCGTATGTTTCGGATGCTGGCACATTCGTGTTGTCCGAGACTGCTCTTACGCTCCACTGCTGGGGTGAGAACCCGGTGGTCACTGCCAAGCTTCAGCTTAACGGCCAGGATCGGTTCTCTGAGCGTGAAGGAAGCTACTTCGACCTGGTTCAGCCGTTCCAGGCGCACACTCGCACCCCCGACACGGGCATTAACGTGTACTCGTTCGCTCTTCGGCCGGAGGAGCACCAGCCGTCGGGCACATGCAACTTCTCGCGCATTGACAATGCTACGCTCCAGCTTGTTCTCTCCAATGCGACAGTAGAGGGTACCAGCACGGCCAAGGTGCGTGTGTATGCGACCAACTACAACGTGCTCCGTATCATGTCGGGCATGGGTGGTCTTGCTTACTCCAATTAAACGTTTGCGCAAATGTTTATATTCAAAAAAAACAAATTATTTTTTATGAATAATTTGTTTAAAAATTATATAATAAATAATATGAATATAGCATTTTGGGATAATCAATTATGTGAAAGAGGTACAACTACAAGTTTATTTGATTATGCCTACTATAACGAACTTCTTTTAAAAAATAAATCTTTTATTTTTTATGAAAAAAACAATAAAAATAATAAGGATGACATTATTGATAAATTTGAGTCCTATTTTATAGTTCATGGAGTGGATGAATTTAAAAAAATAGATTATTATATTAAAAAATATAAAATCACACATCTTTACATTATTAAACATGGAGACGATGATGGTAAACTAAGTAAAATAGCAAAAAATTGTGTTCATTGCGTGTTTGCATGCAATCAACCACATGGAGATGTATATTCATGTATTTCATCTTGGATAAAGGGAAATAATGGTAAGTATCCGGTAGTTCCACATATGATAAATATTCCAAAACATAATCGTAATATGAGAAAAGAATTGAATATACCAAAAGACGCTGTTGTATTCGGTAGTTATGGTGGTAAACCGAGTTTTTCAATTCCATTTGTACATAAAGTAGTTTATAAAATTGCGAAAGAAAATCCTTCTATTTATTTTTTATTTGCAAATTTTGATCCATTTTGTGATAGATTACCTAACATTATTCATTTACCTGCTATTACAGATTTGGATGAAAAAGTAAAATTTATTAATACAACAGATGCAATGTTATGGGCAAGAAAAATAGGTGAAACATTTGGTATAGCCATAGGTGAATTTTCAACCATGAATAAACCAGTCTTTGCTATGAAAATTGGTGATTTAGCCCATGTAGATTTATTGGGCGATAAAGGAATATGGTATAATGAAAAAAATTTGTCTTCTATGTTATTAAAATTTGATCCAGAGGTAGAAAAAACAAAGGATTGGAATGCATATCGTAATTATACACCCAAAAAGGTAATGAAAATTTTTAAAAAGGTTTATTTAGATTAATTTTTTATTTTTTTTAGTATACTTACGTTTTAGTTTTTTTGAATATCGTTTACCACCATCTGTTTTACCTTCTTTTTTGTCATCCGGTTTTTGACCATAAATACCAAAAAGTTCATCAAGTGAAAGTTGTTTAGGTTTAGGTTTAGCTTTAGGTATGTTTAACAATCTTCCGTAAGAATCTCTTGGTGGTAATTTTTCAGGCACGTCACGAGATGCTGCAGGCAAAGGTGGTTCTGGTGTATGCGAACTAAAAGATCTAGGTGATCTTTCTGCTGATGGTTCACGCGAACCAAGTCTAGGTGATTGTTCTGATTCACGTGAACCAAATGAAAGTCTAGGTGATCCTTCTGATTCACGCGAACCAAATGAGAGTCTAGGTGATCCTTCTGATCGACGTGTTTCAGGAACATAATCATGATAATGACGAACCTCTTCCGGGGTAAAGGTCATCCCTTGTTCTTGTAACATATTAAGTAGGATAGAAATATCAGTTGAATTTATTCTATTTCTAAAAAATCGCAATTGTAACGTCTCATTCAAACATTGTTTCTGATCAAGATGGGTTAACACATCCCTGACAATAAAATTGTGTTCTTGTTTGGTTAATTGAGGACCAAATGAGAGTCTAGGTGATCCTTCTGATTCACTTGAACTAAACATAGATTGAGGTTCATATGATCTTGGAGATTCTGCTGACGATTTGCGGGATCTAGGTGAAGGTGAAGCATCTACATCAAACAGAGAGCTTTCTGCTTGTTCAGATGGCGCCGATTGAGCAATTGTGGGAGCCGCCAAAGGTTGTGATTCTATATATCTTTCTAATATAGAAGGATCCTGAATAGTCTGTTTTATAGAAAAAGTTAATTTATCTTGAGGTAAATCATTATACATATCGTATAATGTTGTTAATAACCAATTATAATCCCCGCCTTGTCTAAATATATGGTTAAACATTTCAACAATTTTAAAACATTCTTCATTTGTTAATTGACTAACAACTTTATTAAATTTTTCCTGATCTTCTTGTGGTAGAGATTTAATTGATTTATAAAGATTTTCTTTTACCATAGCTGCTCCCCTATCCAATGGTTCTGAATCAGATACTTTTGCTTGACCATAATTAAAATCTTGTCTTAATGGTACAACACTACCTACTTTGAATACGGGTTCGCTATCATAATAAAAATTAAATACATATGAACCTTTAAGCATTTCGTCGTTAAGTTTTGGAGTACTTAAAAACCTATCTACGTTTATTTCAAACTTATCTTTTTTATTAAATTTATATTGAACAAATAATTTTTTAGGATTTGGATATTGTCCTAAAATTTTAGATTGAACATTGCTTACTAATTGTCCAGCAGTTGAATAACTAGCTTCTACTAAAAAGTGTCTGTCTACTGCTACTGGGAATATACCAGATTCATTTCCAAAATTACACGAAATAGTTACAGGTTTAGATTGATATACATTTATTTGTTCTGGGTCTTGAATAGGATCATCTTCTATTCTTACATCTGTATCAGTTGGATTTACAATATTATTGCTGTCAATAAATTCGATCGTTTCTTGACTGCCGTTTCTATATACAATGTTAACTTTAATTCCAAATTGATATGGTATAGTACGTTTAATGCTATCCGCTAAATCTTGGTAAGTTGACGCGTGATTCCATGCCCAATTTATGGGGGGCAACAAAGGTTCAATGAATTGAATTGGAGCACCACCCCTATATTTTTTTGTTTTGTATTTTTTGTGCTTGTATGTTTTCATAGTATTATATCATAAAATTAATCTTCGTGTACTTCGGGAGGCGTGGGCCATTGATCAAACGGAGTCGATGTATAAGTTGATTTTTCCATAGATAAAAGTATATTCAAGGCTTCTAAACGTTTTTGTAAAGAAGAATGGTGTTTAATACCACGTGATATTTTTTTCCATTTCCATTCAAATTTAAGTGCATCACACCATGTTGGAAATCCAGATACGTAACATACCCGTTTCCATACATCACCTTTTGTTACCCATTTACCTGTGTATTTTGCACCTCCCACTAATTCTTTATTATGTTGCCTTAATCGTCTTTTTAAATCAATGGTAGAACCAACGTATGTTTTTTTAGAAGTAGATTCTAATAAATAAACATACATACTTTATTTAAATAATACTTTTTAATATTTTAAAGTGAAGTTGTTGACATGAGTAAATAGGTAACTAAGCCGACCAAAATAGACCGAACCACAAGAGACATGTCAGGATCCTTCACAACGCCTCTCAGCGCCGAGTAAACGGCAGGCGACGCCATCACCAAGAAAATAATGGCACTAACTAAACTGTGAACAACTTTGTAATCCATATAATAGAAAATATTTTTTCCTAAATATTTTTATAAATAATTTTTTCAAGTTGATTTTGTCCTAATATAGAATTTATGTCATTTAATTTCATTCTGAAATAATATGGAATTTTTAAATTTTCATAACATGGTTCAGATAGATAATTTAAAGCAATAGCATATTTAATAGACGTGTGTAATATAGATTCTGGTTTATATAAAAATACTTTTGAAAAAGAAGATGATAATTTGTATAATAATTGTATAGATTCAGGTTGGGTGCTATCCATAATTTTTACAATAAAACACCCTTTTTTTTCCAAATATTGTACATCATGTATCGTGGGATTATCTGAATTATTAATTAATAATTTGTAGAGTATACTTTTATTTATATTATTTACATAGGTACATTGTAAATCAGAACAATGTATAGAAATAATATATTCAATAATAGATGATGTATCATTACACTCATTCATAAACAATAACGTTGATAAATAATTATTTAACGATGTGTTTAATGGTAATGTAACATCTTCTGTCACGTGATTAGATATAGTATGTGGTAATAAATAACCCGTCATGATATTATTAACATTCTTTATTTATTATTTATCTTTAATGATTTTACATATAGAATAAACAAATTTTTCAAGATGATAAATAGGTCTATAATTATTATTATAATAATGTAAAAAAATAACAATTTCATTTACAATTTTTTCTTGTTTGAATGTATTCAAAATTGTCCATAAAAAATGATCTATTCCCATATCAAAAATTAAAATATTATATAATTCTTCTCTCATTTTATCCATTTCAATAGAGGGAGATTGTATCATTTGAATTATATTTTGAAATGTAACAGGAATATGTGATGGACTATTTAATAATATTGATTTTATATTATGAATGGGACCATTTATTTTTTTTTGTAAACATGTTTCATACATGTTTATGGAAGGTTTTGGTATATTGATGATTTTACATTTGGACGTAATGTTAAAAGGAATAAATGAAACAGATTCTGACAATAAAATAAATTTAATAGAAGATGACATATAACTATAAAAAATATCAAGTAATTCTTTATTTATTTTATGAAAATTTTTACATACAATAATACCATATTTATCGGGAAATTTATTTTGAATAATATCATAAATTTGTAAGTAAATATCATTCCAAATTGTTTTTGAATTACATCCTAACATTTCCATATCAACTTCATAATGAATATCACTAATTTTAATGTAAACATTTTTGTCTATACATATTTTTTTTTCACATTTTAAATGAGATGTACTATATTGTTTTATAATTAATAACATTTGAGTATATTTACCTACACCAGAAGGACCATATAATATTAAATTTTGAA